ACTACCTTGCTCTTGCAGACCACACTTTGTCTGCAGATATGACTGCCTACAGGCAAGCCCTCCGTGACCTGCCGTCTAACACAACTGATCCAGCCAACCCGGTTTGGCCTACTAAACCAGGAGGTTCATCGTGAGCGTAATCAAAGTTAATAAAATAGAAAATACTGGCACAACTGATGGTGGTGTTGAAATTGATTCAAGCGGTCACGTCCAGGTCGATGGCGTGCAGATGCCGACTGCTGGGGCGTTGAGTAATCGTAACCTGATTATCAATGGTGCGATGCTGGTCGCGCAGAGAGGTACTAGCTCTACCAGTTCGGGTTATCACACAGTAGATAGATTTCCTCTTCAATTTTCTCAAGGGGCTCAAACGCAAACACAAGAGTCACTTACTTCTGGGTCTCCTTACAGTGAAGGTTTTAGAAAGTTTGCCCGTATAGCAAACACGACAGCATCAACAGATGCAGCTGCCAAAAGGCAAATTTCTTACATAATAGAAGCACAAGATTTAGCAAACAGCGGCTGGAATTACACCAGTTCTTCTAGCTATATTACGCTGTCTTTTTGGGTTCGAGCTAGCGTTACTCAAACTTATTACGTGAATTTAACGACACTCGACGGCACTGCCCAGCACTATGCTTTTGCAATTTCTTTAACTGCAGATACTTGGACAAAAATTGAACAAACGATTCCAGGCAGCTCAAATATCACAATAGATAACGATAATGGGGCTGGAATGCAAATTGATTTTGTTCCGTTTTTTGGCACTAATTTTACTGACAGCGGTTTTACAGTTGACGCTTGGGCAGCTTTTAGCGGCTCATCGAGATACCCTGATTTCACAAATACTTGGGCAAACACAACTAACGCAACGTTTGACTTGACGGGCGTTCAGCTAGAAGTTGGCGAGAAGGCGACACCTTTTGAGCACAGAAGCTACGGCGATGAGCTTGCTAGGTGTCAGCGTTATTTCCTGAAAACTGGCGACATTGGCACTTCGGACGAATGGTTTCCAGGAGTTGCCACACATGCAAATGATGGCAATGCATCGGCACTTGCGATAAATGGTTTGAATGATAGAGCGTTTATTGTTGAAAGATTCCCCACAACAATGAGAGCGGCTGGAACAGTATTGTTTTATCCAGGCAGAACTGATGTTACCAACGATGTAGATAACATTACTGTTTACAACAATAACACTAAAGTTACTTTCAGTGGTGAACCAATCCCCTCCACAAGAGGCTTTGTAGCGTTTTTTTCTGGTACTAGCGCTGACTCCGCAGCATATAGTTTACAATATACTGTTGACTCTGAATTATGAACATCACATCAGTTGCTCTCAAACGCTACGAAGGCGATAGCGTTGATTCGTATTACAAAGCGACCATTGATGGAATCCCAATGGTTGTTCCTCTAAGTCCTGACAATCGGCATTACCAAGCAATTCAAGAGTGGATTGCTGAAGGCAACACACCTACCCCCGCAGATTCATGATCACCCTTATCCGTCCAATCCTTTTTTCCTTTCTTCAATCTGACAAGGTTAAGCTGCTTATCGTAGACATGCTAACCAAACTGGCTGAGTCTTCTGAAAATACTGTAGATGATGCTGCTGTTGAATTCATCCGTAACGGCCTTTTTCCTAACAAATAATGGATTTAGGAGAGCCACCGGTACTACCGTCTCTACGGCTCCCTGAACCCCTTGCGTTACCACGTCCGGTACTAGAGGTACCACGGGCTGACTTGCCTTCATACAAGCCGCTTGTGGTGCCTCCTAGCGACCTCCGACCACCTCCAGGGGTCAAAGCACCAAAGACGACCGAAAACAAACCAAAACCAAAACCAACTTTACCACCCGTAAAACCGCCAAGTGACATTCGTTACGTGGATATTCCTGCTACTGATTTTACTATACCTTTACCCAGTAACGAAATCCTAGTCACCGCTGGTACAACTGCGACTGTATCCGTTGCAGCCACCCTTACAGCCACTGCAATTTTCAAACGGACAGTAACTGTTTTAAAGCCCGTGCTTAAAAAACTACTTACCCGGAAGAAAAAAGATGGAAAAGAAACACCACACGTGGCTGAGTGATTTTTGCGGAGAAATCGTGAAAGCACTTGTCCTATTTTGGAGTGCAGGCGTTTTAACTGCATCTTACATGGGGATGCTGCAAAAGATGGACCCAACATTTGTGGCCTCTTTGCTCAGCGGGACTTTAGCTTCCTATGGCATTTCTCGTGTAGATAAAAACTCTAAATCTGACCCACCAAAATGAAAAAACTACTTTTGCTGTTGTTGTTGGCTGCTCCAGTCTCAGCACAGACTGTTACCCCACAGTTTACCCAGGGGTCGATGCAATCCACCACAACCACAACCATCGACATCGAACGTACTATTGAGACTGAGGTGTATGGCGGTGACTACAATAGCTGGTCTGGGTCTAACGTAACTCCCAGCGCAGATATTGCTGGGGATAGCACAACCTTTTCAGTTACCACCGCTGGAGACCCATGGTCACTAGAGATCACCACCCGCGATGCAGGAGTCGTAGAAACAATCGACATCACAGAAACCATCGATTCAACCTCTACTACTACCTCGCTCTCTATCTTCTCGCAATAACTCCTGCATACGCAGAAGATCCAAAGGTACAAAACACATCATCACCTGTAGCAGCCGCAACGGGTAATGTTACTAATCAAGCTGTACAATTTCAGAATAATGGTGCACCAAGTAGACAGATATTTGGTGCTAATAACTCTTGCAACGGAGCTACGATGACATTTAGCCCATTTTATATGGGCAATGACACGATTCCGTATGAAGCTGACGGTTATGTTCGGTCTAACAACTACGGAGCGCAGCTTAACTTCAGTGTCCCGCTAGACGGTGGCATGATTGAGCAGTGCAAACAGATAGCACGTCGGCACGAACAGACAATGCGGCTCCAATATGAGTTGACAAGAGCACTAAAGTGTACAGAAATTATGAAAGCTGGCTTTACATTTAGGCCAGGCAGTCGTGTTGAAGTTATTTGCCACGACATCGTACCCATCGTAAGTATTACAAATGCCGAACAAAAAGTGGCCGTCGATCAAGGACAGCAAGCCAGCAAAGAAAACTAACGTTAAGTACGACCCTCACATGGGCGTGTTTGCACCCACCATCAAACAAGCCAAGCTGAAGGGTCAGCGCAAAGGCTACAACGTATGAAAAAGAAAGCAACAGAGGATCAGTTCAACGAACTGCACAATCTGGTGACTAAAGAGTTTCTCGCTCGTATTAAGTCCGGTGAAGCCACCACACAGGACCTAAAAGCAGCTTGTGATTGGCTTAAAACCAATGACATCAGTGGTGTTGCCTTGGAAAGCAGCCCACTTGCCAAATTAGCTGCTGTCATGCCAGAAGTTGATCCTGAACTCGTTCAATCAAGGCTCTATGGCCGATGAAAACTTCTACTTACTACAAATCTAACCCTGCTGCACGTAAACGCCGCTTGAAGCAGCAAGGTGACTACAACAAAACTAAAAAAGGGCTCATGATCCGTACTGCTGCCAACAAGCTCAACCGAAAGCTTGGCACATACGGTAACGGAGACGGAAAAGACGCATCTCACACTGGACCTGGCAAAGGTAAAACAGAGAATGCTTCTAAGAATCGTCGTCGTCCACGCATGAAACAACGTTACGCATGACCCCTTTACTTCCTAGTCCTGACCACTATCTATACAACCTAATAACCATGACGTCCTCTGAAGCCAAGCGCCTTTGGAGGCGCAGCATCAAAGAACACTTTGGATGCACATGTGTTTATTGCGGAGAAACCTATGACTTACACGAACTCACACTTGACCACGTCCACCCTAAAACGTTTGGTGGAGAAGATATTACAAGTAACCTCGTACCTTGCTGCAAAGCGTGTAATCAGGACAAAGGAAGTAGTAATTGGCTCTCGTGGATGAGAGCAACATTCGGTATTAACCGTCTCAGAGAAACTCTTATTTTATCTCACATTAAGTAATGGCAACACCTAACTTTGCTAAGAAAAACCCTTTCATGGGAATGACTGTCGCACAGATGAAAGCATACTACGACAAAAAAGTTCGTGGTAAAAAGCTGACTCTTGAGCAGAAGAAAAATCTTGCAAACCAAATGCAGGCTGCTAAAAAAGCTGCACCTAAGGCAAAGCCTGCAGCTAAGTCAAAGCCTGCTGCATCTAAGCCACGTCAAACCACCAAGGAAGAGGCTAAAAGCCGGTTCTACCAATCTTCCAGCGGCACTCGCGGTCAAAGCCGTCCAAGCAACTCCGCCGGTCCCGCTGTACGCCGTCAAGGCAGCGCCACTGGTGCATCCGTAGACCCACGGGAACGTCAACTACGCAAGAATCGTCAAGAGGCACGTCGCTCAACGACTGGTAGCAGCACTGCAGGACGTCGGAACATCGCACGCCAAGTTGCTGAACAAAGCGGCTCTGCAAAACGTAACCAACGTCAAGTTGAGGCACGTCGTCGTCGCGCACGTCAGGAAGCTGCCAAGCGTAACCGTCGCCTGATGCTGTCCCGTAAATACAACAAAGACTGATGGCAAAACGTACTTACAACCGTCGCAAGACTACTGCTAAAAAACCCGTCACCTCTGACAAAGGTCGTAAGCAACGGGTCAAAGGTGCACAGACAGAACGTCGCACTGGATCTAAAGACCGCGTAACCCGTGGCCGCGGCGTGACCCGTACCGCTACTGGCGCACCTCGTGGTGCTCAAGGTCCAGCTAATCCGCCACAACAAGGACCTATGCGTAAGGTAAGCGGATTGCTTGGCAAACGTAAACTCAGGCCCTCTGGTGGTCCTGCTGTAGCACAGATGGTCGGCCTAGAAATTGCTGGCAAACTGGCACAGACTGCAGGCAAACCGGGTCAGTCTCGGATGTCTAAACTTGGCATTCAGGGTCCTGCAAAACCTGTCGCTAAGCCGAAGAAAAAGATGGCAAGCATGGGCAGTGACTACAAAGCCAAAGAAAAGAAACTGTCTCGTGCAGCAGGTGCCGCTAACTTTGACGCTGCCTTTGCCAAAGCTCGTAAAGCTGGCAAAAAGACCTTTACCTGGCGTGGCAAAAAATACACCACCAAAATGAAGTAAAAGATGACCAACGTCGTTCAGGCGTTGCAAGATGATTTCAAGCTGTTCCTGCAGGCTCTGTGGCAACAGCTTGATCTTCCTTCGCCCACCCGTGCTCAATATGCAATCGCAGACTATCTTCAACATGGACCTAAGCGTCTTCAAATACAGGCTTTCCGTGGTGTGGGAAAGAGCTGGATTACTGGAGCCTTTGTTCTGTGGACACTTTTCAATGACCCTGAAAAAAAGATCATGATTATCTCAGCTTCTAAAGAAAGAGCTGACAACATGTCTATCTTTTTACAGAAGTTGATTATTGAAACACCCTGGTTAGTTCACCTCAAGCCTAAAGCCGATGACTCCCGTTGGTCCAGGATCTCCTTTGACGTTAATTGCAGCCCTCACCAAGCTCCTTCAGTTAAGTCTGTGGGCATTACTGGTCAACTTACTGGTAGTCGTGCTGATCTCATGATTCTAGACGACGTTGAAGTACCTGGTAACTCCATGACAGAACTCATGAGAGAAAAACTACTTCAACTGTGTACAGAAGCTGAATCAATCCTTACACCAAAGGATGATTCACGAATTATGTTCCTTGGTACACCACAGACAACCTTTACTGTCTATCGTAAGCTCGCTGAGAGGGCCTACAAGCCCTTTGTTTGGCCTGCTAGGTACCCTAGGAAGGTTAGCCAGTACGAAGGCCTGTTAGCGCCGCAGCTAGTGGCCGATATAGACAACGGTCAAGAACCTTGGAACGTAACTGACCCCGATCGCTTTTCTAATGATGACCTTATCGAACGTGAAGCGGCCATGGGTCGGTCTAACTTCCTCCTTCAGTTCATGCTGGATACCAGCCTCTCTGACTCGGAGAAGTTCCCACTCAAGATGGCCGATCTTGTCGTTACCTCTGTTAATCCTAACACTGCTCCTGACTCCGTCATCTGGTGCTCAGACCCATCCAACGTTATCAAAGAACTACCGACTGTTGGATTACCTGGAGATTATTTCTACAATCCAATGCAGTTACAAGGAGAGTGGCACCCTTACCAAGAGACAATCTGCTCGGTTGACCCGTCGGGTCGTGGCTCAGATGAAACAGCAGCAGCTTTTATCTCCCAACGCAACGGTTTCTTGTACTTGCACAAAATGTGTGCTTACAGAGACGGGTACAGTGACAACACACTCCTTGACATTCTAAAGCACTGCAACCGCTACAATGTGACAAAACTTGTCATCGAAACTAACTTTGGTGACGGTATCGTCGCTGAACTGTTCAAAAAACACCTTCAGCAGACAAAACAAGGCATTGACGTTGAAGAAGTTCGCGCCAATGTACGTAAAGAAGACAGAATTATTGATGCCCTTGAACCCGTCATGAATCAACACCGATTGGTCGTTGATAAAGACGTCATCGATTGGGACTATAAGTCTAATAAAGACGAAGCCCCGGAAAAACGTCTCCTCTACATGCTCTTTTACCAGATGTCCCGCATGTGTCGGGAGAAAGGAGCCGTCAAGCATGACGACCGGATCGATGCTCTTGCTCAAGGCGTCAAATACTTCACTGACTGCATGTCTATCTCAGCTCAAGAAGCTGTCAACCAAAGAAAACGTGAAGAATGGAATGACATGCTTAGAGCTTCCATCGAAGACCCCCAAGGCTCAGCTAACCACCTCGTCCTTGGCATGAACAAAGACCAAAGACAACAAGCTAGGGGAAACTCTAAAAACGGTGTCCACACCTGGGTTTCTCTTTGAGTCTCACTTTACGACCTCATGTATACAGGGAAGGGGAAGGGAAGGGTGGACCCAACCCCCTCTCTGTGACTCGGGGAAGACAACTCTTCCCCTTTATTAGTTATATAGTTATAACATTGGAGACCAATGGAGACACATGTCGTATGTTTTACATACGGTTGTGTTGGGTTTGGTTGGGTATGTTTGGTCATATCTGACACTTAGCTAGGGTTTTAACTATACATAATGTACATCCATACTAACGATATACTATATGGACTTTCCTTTACCTGATGTAAGACTACTTAAGTGTAAAGAATGTGGTGAAGATGTGAAGGTAAACGTTAATTACCCGATCAAAGAAGTTACTTGTCTTAGGTGTTGGGCAGACAAGAAAAAATGACAGAAATTTCTGAAGTCATATACGCAGTACGCAGCCGCCAGAAAACCCCCCATGCCCCCCCTGCGTCCAGAATTTTGTCCAATGGCCTGGACGGCAAGGCAAAATTCCAGTGGTAGCAAGGGTTTTGGGGCTCTGCGTAACTGTGTGAAAGGCAGGTACGCAAGGCATTTGGACGGATCAGGCACTAATACGTAACGTGCGCGTGTATCTATCTACCTCTCTCAATATCTCGCGATCTGTGGCGCTACATAAGCTGGCCTTATCACTACTGATAAGCAAGACTTATCGTACTGAGCCTTGACACTGGTCAGGTCCAGGGGCAATGATGGCGTCAAGCAACCGGACCACACCAACTAACCCCGGCTTGCTCTCAACACCATGTATCAAGTCTTCCAATACTTCGGCTGTGACGATGGCTGGCAGCCTGTCACTGACTACGTGGACCAGACCACCGCAGCCCGTCGTCTCCGCCTTCGCCGTGCTTGCCGCGGCCACCTTCACATCTACGCCATCCGCCGCAAGTACAGCAACCTGAATCTGGACCTGTCCGATCTGCCCTTTGCTTTCGCTGCATCATGAAGGCTCTCACCGTCTACCTCTCCATCATCTTCGTCGTCACCCTGGGCCTAGGTGCCTGGATGAACGACTTTACAGCCCGCCAGTGCGTGGCTAGAACAGGCCAAACGTATCAGGAGTGCAACCGATGACCTACTACATCAACCGAGAGGAAGGCCGTTATCACGAGACGGTCGATCAATTCGATGACAAAGCAGAAGCCCTGAAAATGAAGGCTGAATACCAGTTCTCAGATTTCGGCCGTGCTTACTACTACGTTAGCCAGACAGCCCGCCCAGGTTGGGAGGATTGAATCGATGACCATTCCATCACCAGGCCGACCGACCGTCACCGTCCGTCTAGGTCTCGATGACATGTCATGCATCATCGACGCGTTGGAAGGTACAACACACCTAGACACGTCCGACGATGAACGAGACCATCGGGACAGGCTCCTGCAACGACTTTACCGCCACAACGTCAACGTTTCCAACGTCTACCAATGACCACCACCACAAACAGCATCAACTGGTTTCTGACTGCCGGAACACTCCGTGCAGCCTTCACACAAGACAAGCGACAAGACGGCACCTTGTATTGGTGTCTTACCGATCAAGCCCGAGCAACAGTGGACGACCTCACAGAATGGCTGCATGAACTGCACGACGACGAACTGCCCAATGATTGGCGATATGAAACGATTGTTAACATTTGCGAAGCATTGCAAGATGTTGATGATTTAGAAGATGTTGATGCTTGCCATGATCTAGTCGCTGGCATTGCTGACAACATCACCGACATATACAACGCTGATTTATTGCAATGGTACGCGGACATTCCTAGCCGTGTCGCTTACATCGACGACGCAGTATCTGAGGGATTGATTGACACTAACTCCGACACAATCGCTCGCCTAACTGTTGGTCAGAACGAATGCATCCGGTCTATGTGTCATCGAATCATCGACAGATTGGTTGACCAAAAGTAACACAAACCCCGGCAAAATGTCGGGGTAATTCTTTACATTTTTCACAATCACATCTCAGGGACGCATACCATGAACACCATCGAACACGCCAGGCTTGTCAGTGACGGCACCCGCCTCGCTGTCTATCAACTCAAGGACGTGTACGGCAGATCACTGGCTTACCCAGTCAATGATCAAGCCGAAACAATCCAGGGACTTACAGGCTTCAAAACGTTACGCAGTAACGACATTGCAAAGATTGAGCAACTAGGCTTCAACGTAGTCACCATCCATGGTGAGCGTATCAAACCCAACATGATCGGTTGACATGGCAATCATCTTCAAGCAACGAGTCCACAACCCCACGATCAAGGACCTACGGTCATTCGTACGCAAGACTGTGACACGAGACCGTAGCATGTATGACACGGACGCACAGTGGGACAACGAGACCACGTTCATCAACCGTCAACGGGACCAACTCAAGGACCAGTACGGTTGGATGTGGGACCAGGAAGAAGAAAGTCTGATCCGTGGTGAGTTTGGCAACCTCAAGATCACGGACACAGAGATCAGCTTCCGACCTAAACGCTATGCACCAACTGAGATCTATGTGGTAGCCAAGTGGTACTGCATGGCAACAGAGAACAAGTTCAAAACACGTGCGAGGTTTGCATGAACTATCACAAGTGGTTTATCAAGTACGCAGGCAAAGCCCGTACAACTGGACGTTCATCAACT